TTCTTGACCTGATTTGTGTCAATGGTACTAAGGGCCATTAGGTAATCTCCAACACTGACAGCGTAACGTCTGCCGCTGATGCTTGACTTGCGGTTATTCTTAAAATGTCAGAGGCGTTCATCACAATCTTCTGGTCGCCGCCGACAGCCACCAGTGACGACCCAACAGGTACAACAGCAGACTTTACAATATGCACATTGTCACCATCATTGTTAATTAGCTGTACGTTTACCGTGATTGAAGTAGTCAGTATATTGGCAATGTTTAGGCCAATGATTGTTGTTTCTGTTGAACTGGGACAGGTGTAAACATCGGCGTTTGCTGTGCCCACTGCGGTATCTGTAAATGTTTTAAATGCGTTAGCCATTTTTTTATCCCAATGCTATTGCGAATGCCAACGCATTCGGGTCCTGTTCTGTAAAGTTTTGCGCGGTTCCGCTTGCATCGTTAAATATCATCTTCTCTGCTGGCAACGTACAGAAGATGGTGCGAGTACCAGACGACCAACTAACTGCCGCATCAGAATTACTAGACTGCAATATTGTGGTACGAGCCAAGGTTGTACCAGATGCTGTGTAGGTTCCAATGCCTATCTCAAAGTCGGTTCCATCCGTGCAAGAATAATAGGTGGTGTTGCCATCACCTATTTGACTAAACGCCTCAAAACCACCAACTGCACCAGCAAGAGTATATGTGCCAGTGCCTGTGGTGGCTGTTGTTTCTTTCACGCGGTCTTTCAGAACGAGTGCCATTACTTTAACTCGATTGTAAGGTTCCCAGCATTGATACGGAAGATATCACCCGTAGCAATGGTCTTAGACGCATCCAGTGCACCAATAAACAGAATGTTACCGCTTGAGGCTGCGTCAACAATAAACGCATGTGTCACCGTATTGCTTGTGCCAGTAGAGGCTGCATACTCAATGTTCGCCGCGTTGGTAACTGTCTGCTGATCAGTTGAGCCAGAAGCCAACGTCCAACCAGCGGCGTTAACCTGCTGACGAGCATACGCGCCAAAGGTTGCCTCTGTTAATGAGCCAGCTTCTGCATCAGATACTGCTGTTGCCAAACCAACATAAATGCTGTTGCCTGGTGTGGTGAATGAACTGGAGTTGTTCTTAAACAAGAAGTCAAGAATCTTGTTCTCCAGATAGGTGGTTGCTGCGTTACTTGTTGCCATTTATAACTCCTAAGTCCTTGGCCTATCAGGTAAGCCCCTGCGATATGCGTCTGAGTTCTCTCTGGCTTCCGCCAAGTCCTTCAATCGCTGAAGCTCTTGTGCAAACCTCTGTTCGTACAATTGCATCATATCAGCCTCACCTTTCATGTAAGTATACGCTTCTACAAGCGAACCGTAAAGAAGAGCGTTAGGGGCGTTCTCGCTCAACCATGATGTGCCACTACCCGCACCAGCAGTTATGCTTGCTGGACGATAATAATAGTGGAGTTCTACTGTATATGCTTGATCAGGTGTGGGGCCTAAAATAAAGTTGTCCACATCAAAAACACCGTAGTATCTTGGTGTGGCGTTTGCGCCAGCGGCAATGTGATACTGCTGAACAAAGTTTACATCTTTAAATAAAAGAAAATCTTCGCTACCAGATGTGGTAACCTGCAAAGAAAAAGGTGCTAAATAATCAGACGGCACAGAAAGAAAGGGGTCGTTAAGAGTCAACGTAGACGTAGCGTTCTTTCTAAATAACTCTAAGTCTACCAATGTAAAGATGCGGTCCTCTGCGGAACGAATAAATATTGGCAGGTTGTTTACAAAAGAAGTTTCTGTGTTTTCCGCAAAATCTTTTATAGCATCTTGCAACTGTGTGTATGTAAACGACATTATTCAATCCTCACGATTGCCTCTGCTGCACTCGCAGTCGGCATTGTAATCGTAAATGTTGCGTTAGTTGTTATTATGTCTGAACCAAAGTCAAGAACAGCCACTGCCTTATTTGACTTGCTGGTATTGTATATCAAAGCACCACGGGCAGTTATAGTAGAGCTTGTAAAGGTAACATTACCAAAATCAACTATTGCTGTACTGCCGCTTGTTGTGGGGGCAACGACGGTTAGTGTAGCACCGCCTGCGGTATAACCCGTACCAGTTATTTCATTAGAAGTAGAATAAGCTGTGGTGGACGCGCCTAATGTAGCCGAGCTTGAATAAAGCGCGATCTTAAAAGTATCCGCTGTAAAATCATGCTCTGCTTCAAAAAGCTCTTTTTTAAAACTGGCACACATAGCCGCTGTGATAGCCATCTTTACTCCTATGGGGTGTTCGCCTGACCACCCATTCCACTATGATTTGTACAGTAATAATACAGAGTTGGGGCACCAGACGCCACAGTAATTTCTGTGTAAGCACCAGCACTTCCTGGAGTGCCGTTGGTGGTCACGCCTGTTGTGTACTGAGTGCCGCCACCATGAGTGCCGTTTGACGTAGCTGAAAACCTCAAGGGATGACCTGAATTGCTGGCATCAGATTGGTCAAACCTATAGGTGTTACCCTCCGTCAAATTAACTGTATCTTGCTGAACGCTGTCTATAAAATATTTATTGCCAGAACCAGGGTTAGAAACTGTTACAGTAAATGTTTGCGCTATAACAATTCCACCGCCCGTACTAACTACACTGCCAACAACACCCTTCATCCTCAGTGTGGGCACATAATTTAAAGTCTGTGTGCTAAACACAGGGAACGTGACACTGGCGGATATGATGTTGTTTTCAGGTCTTGGGTCGTACAAAGCCTGTGGGTCCGGGCCGGGGCTAATCGGTTCTAGCTGTTCGTGTTTTGGCTCGAACTCGTCGGGGCCAACCTTAGACCCGCTCCACTCTGTCTTCATTTCAGAAAGACGATAACGAAAACCAGAACGGTCTGAATACCCCCATGCATTTTTACCAGACGCATATCTAGCCATTAGTTCACCCGAAGATAAGAAATACTAGGCTGTAGTTTTAGCGGTACTCTGTCCTCGTCCTCATCTGCTGCGCGTTGGAACTCCTCTTCATAAACAGCTTTCAATAACTGAATACGATCAGGGGCCTTTTTCATTGCTAAGTAGTACGCCAAACCAGCAACAATACAAGGTAAGAACCTAAAAGGCGCATCCGTTGTGTTAGCAAGCGTATCAACATCTTCAATGCGCTTCACATAATAATACACAAGAGTATCCGTAGAATTGTCCGGCACTGACCACAGTGTAATTTCAGGTGTAGACTGGCGATTGTAATAATACTGACTAGGACGACCTTCCGATGTCTTGTTTGGCAAGCCTTGATATTCACCGCGTGACATGCGGCTAAGTTCAAAGTCTGTGCCACTACGACGTAAAGACACCTCTAGGATATCTGTGTAGTCAGAGCTAAGAGTGTATGTAGACGTGCCCTGCGTTAAAGCTTGAGTTGCTTGCTTTACTGTCCACAAGTTTAACCCACGATTAGCCCAGTCAGCAAACATTAGGTTCAGAGACCGACGTGCTGTCTTGGCGTCGTATCCAGTGCGAACCTCAAGTCCACACCGCTCATATGCTTCTTCGATTATCTCTGCTACGTCGAGATCGAAGTTTGTTGAACCTGAAGTTGCCATATCACTTACTTCTTCTTTTTGTGTGTGCCGCCGTAGCCAAAACCTGAAACGCCTCGACCTTTTAAGATATCTTTCTGTGTAACTTTGCCGTCACCTGTTAGGTCAGGGAAGTTACCACCGCCCATCTTAAAACGTGTACGGCTAGGTTTGCCGCCTCTTTTTGGCATAATCATTGCGCCTGCGGCGGCTTTTCTTGGAGAACAATGCATTACTTTTTCTTCCTCTTCAAAGATTTTACACGACGCGGCTTGCCAGCAGGCTGACCTAATCGTTTCTTCTGTGATATTCTACTACGTTTTTCAGCCGCCGTCATCTCTTTGGATGTTTTGGGGGTTTTAGAAGAGACTCGCTTGGAGGGGCGACAATATGGAGTACCCCGTTTTTCTCCCTTGCCACGCCCACATGCTTTGCCTGTGCGGACATCCTTCCAGTCTTCTTTAAACCACCTCTTGAGACTAGCACCAGCTTTTGTTTTTCTAACCGCCATACTCTACCTCTAAACCTAGCCACTTACCGCCAACCACCAAAACCAAACAACAAAAGCAACAATCATAAAAACCAGTGAACTAATTGTTCCCCATTCTATTATTTGCTGTAGCTGCCGTTCTCTTCTTCTTTTCTCCGCTAATCTTTCTTTTCTTATGTTTGCCTGAATTCTAATAATTTCATTCCAACCCTTCAGGCCATAATTTCCTATAATAAAGTTGCGAAGCTCGTCTTCCATCTTCTCCGCTTTTTTCTTTATCGCAAATGTCTCTAGCGCCTCTTCTTCTACGCTTCCAAATCTTCTTCCCTTTGCCTTATCATGACCGTCCTTGATGTGGTTGATTGCATTCATCCACTTGCCGATGTCTCCTGCCATAGACTCGACTTCTTTGCCTATCTGAAACCCTTTGCGAATCGCCTGATAAGCAGATGTAGCAATGGCGAATGCACTTACTGGGTCCATTTTCTCACATCAATATATTTTTGTTGTTCTATACTTATATGTTCCGCCCATAGCTTTTTTTGTTTTGTTCCCCCAATTTGCAGCGCCAACTTTTCTACACTTAGCAATGGCACCGCTTGCATACGCACTTGGAAAAACTTTGTAACGACGTTTTACTTTATGATAGCAAGCATCTTTTTTGCTCATTCGTTTAGCCCCCGGCTTGGAGATTTGTTTTGATATTGACCTGCGCGAAATTGTCATTGACCCTCTCCTGAAGATAGTAATCCCACAATTCAACAAGCATTGTGTGGTTCTGGTCTACTTTTACACCTATAACCGCTGTTTCTGTTTTTAGATCAATAATAGAAACAGCAATCCAGGCTAAAAAAGCCAAAGTGCCTGCGCCTATAAGACTATTTATATTTAACACTTCCATCTCCTCCGAGCAGCGCAAATACGCTTTTTAGGTGTTTTCTTGCAACTAATACCGTGCATTTTCATTTGACCCGCAGAGCGAGAACAATACGATTTTTTGCGCTTACCACCTTGTGGTTGCGGAGCTTTTAACTTAGAGCCTGTAGCTCTATTATATTTAGCACGGCCCTTCGCCGTGAGACCTGCACCCTTTGATGCTGGTAGTTTTTCGCCTTTTTTAACAGACAAGCTAACTGATTTCTTTTTCTTCTTTGGGGCCATCATCGACCTCCCAGTTGAACAAAGACAGTTATTGAAGTGTTGGACGGTAGGGAAACGTACAAACCGTCATCAAATATAATGCCATCTCCCGGTATCTCCATACCAAAAGCTCCAGCGCCCTTTTCATCCACTTCCATCACAACACTTCCAGATGCAGAGGAATCATTATCATACAAAATAATGTTCCCAGATGTTCCGCTATCGTGATTAACCATAAAACCTTTTAAACGCCCCCGGCAGTCAGCAAGGACACCGGAAGCGTGTAAGTGTTTAGCAATAACTTCATTGCCTGCCATTGGTTTACGCCAGAAAGATTGTTAATTCTGCACCTGTACCAGAAATTGCGCTTACAAACACACCGCTCTCAGCTATTACTCCATCACCCGGAATGTTTAAAACATTCTGACCTGTTGGAAACTTCTGAGTTAAAAGTGTTGCACCACCACTACCATCGGTAATTGTGAACGCACCTGCACCTGTTGCATACATAACAACCTGTTTTATGCGAGAACGACCAGGACCAACTGCCCCGGTTGCTGACACATTAAAGGCTTTTACTGGACCAGCCATTTAAGCCTCCTATTAAGCAGCGGCTGTCGCGCCGTTGTCTACACGGATGTAGTTTGTTCCGTCAGAAAACACAAGGTTTCCTGTGCCATTACCTGATGACTCAGAAGCCTTTAGGGCATCAGAGCAAAAAATAATACGGCCTGTAGTGGTGGATGCTGCTGGTAGGTCAGCAAAGGCAATGCCTGTAGATTGGAATCCGTTAGTTGAAATAATCGGACCTGAAAAGGTAGTATTAGCCATTTAAATCTCCTGTCGTGGCTAGTGTCAGCCGCCCCATGCGGCTGTCAGGGATACTTGATTATACAATAAAAAAGGGCGGGTGAATACCCGCCCTTTAAAAAAGATGTTTCTAACCTTATGCGCCTGGTGAACCAAACACACAACGTGGGTCAGAAAAGCCGAAGCTGTAACGCTCACGAGCTTTAAAGCGCATGTTACCAGTGTCGAAGTCTGGGTCCATTGAGGTAGCTAGTGCGCTACGCTCGAAGTGCTTTAGGCCGTTTGGAGCGTCTGTCTTGATGAAGAACGCATCAGTGTCTGTTAGGTAGTCGTTGACTACATAACCTTCAGGCAACATGCCTGATGACTTGATTGCGTTTACATCGTTATCGGCTGTGCCAACGCGAAGGTTGGAAACCATTAGACGTTCTGCAACGAACTGTAGCTGACGTGGAATGATCAGCTTCATACCGCGTAGTGCGATAACCAGGCCACGCTCGTCTACGAAACCAGCGATGTTGATTAGAGCGTCTTCCAAAGAAGTTTCGTTCAAATCAGCAGCAGTTGATGGTTCGTTGGCGAATGTGCCACCTGATGTCAGCGGGTGTGATGCGTCACACAGAGCAACACCGTCACCACCAGCGTTTGCGCCAGCAGAGAATGCGTTGTTCAGGATAGCAGCAGCTTTAACCTGCTTAGTGTGTGCCATAGAACGTGCAAGTGCACGAGTATAGCGTGAAGCCAGACGATCATACAGATTGTCTTCTACAGCTTCCTCAGTGATTGAGAAGGCCATTGCCACTGTCTCGTGATTGTAACGAGCAGTGTATGCTTCGTTCGCATCATCAAATGATACGCCTGCACCTTCATTTTTCACAGGAGCCGCGCCGAAGCCTGACAGCATTACTTCTTCTTCAAACGCACGGTCAGATGACTCGGTGTCAAAGATTTCTGAATGCTGGCCTTCGTAGCGACCATATTCCATACCAAAAAGGGCGTTGAGACCAGGCTCTAGCTCTTTGGCGAGTTGTGCTCTTGAAATAGCCATTATCTAGTCTCCTACGCTACTGTACCTTCAGCAGAACCGCCTGTGGCAGGTGCTGTAAGTGCATGGTTATTGATCATTACGATCATAGGGATTCCAGCAGCAGTGAAGTCCTGGTTTTCTTCATCATCCAAGATACCTACTACCTTTAGCGGATGTGAAAGGTCAGCCGCGTCAACAGTTGAAATGTCCAACTGTGTGGCAGAAATACCAGTTACTGTGCTACCATCTTGTGCGCCTTTCCCTGATTCAGCAGAAAACTCTGCGTTCTCAAAAATAGTTGCTATAGCTGTTGCACGATTGGTAATTGTACCGTCTGTGCAAACTATAAAGCGCTGGGCAGGGTTATCATACACAAACCCGATGATGTCGAAGTTTGTGTTTGCACCTGAACCAGGCCAGTAGTTAGAGAAGGTTTTCTTCCCTGTTACTGATGAAACATATTCACAGCCAGCAAATACGCCCAAGAGCTTTAAAGTGTCGCCAGAAGCAGAGCTAGAACGAGCGATAGTACCGTCGTTTGTCGCAATTACTGGAGCGCCTTGAAAGATCGCAGAAGCACCGCTGTCGATGAAGTATGCATTTGTTCCCATGTCAACATGGGAAATTGGCTTCAAGCCAAAACCTACATTAGTATTAGGCATACTTATCTCCTAAAAGGGTTAAGTGGCTAGGTTAATCCTTGCCACCAAATGATACACGACTTTGCCTATCATTAGATATAGGCATTGAGGGGTGTTGTTCCCTCATTAAGTTTTGATCTACGGCATCCATTTGTGTGCGGGTCTGCTCCCGAAAATATTCAGTTCTCTCTTCAACCGTTTCCTCTGGAATTCGCGCCAACATTAGGCCACCAACCCCTATAACACCTGCGTGTGCTCCGTCCTCAATAGTCGGGTAACGACCCGCCAACTCAGGATATTCGTCAGCACGAACAGGTTCCCATCCTTCGCGTATTTTAGTGGATACATTTATCTTGTCATCCTCACCACGAAGAGAGGTGCGAATCCAACGATGTGCGTATCCTGCTGGAGCCTCTGGAGCCTCCAGCTTGGAAGGTGGTGCCCACGGCTTACGCCGTGTGGACTTTGCACGAGTTTGTGAGTCCCGTGAAACTCTTTTTGTAGAATCAGTCATTTGCCTTACTCCTTAACATACTTTGCGTATTCTTCGAGCGGAACATTCAACCGCTTTGCAATCGCTATTTGCGATGGAGTCAGTTTAACTGTTCTGCGCCCCTTAGTTGACTTTGACCGTGAGGCCGTGGACTCAGCAGAGGCGACTCTGGGTCCTGAACCGCTTTTTGCAGGGGCCGCAAACTTGTGCGGAAATTCCTTGCGCATGCGATTGTCAAGTTCATTATAGTACTCATTGGACGATGGGTCAAACCCTTCGTCCTCAATTAACTGTCTGTGAAGACCAAATGCAGCATATGTCATAGTTTGATCCGCGCCAAACCATTCATTCTTTTGCGCCCACTCCTCAGCTTTTGGATCTGGTGGAGCAGGACGTTGCTGCTGTTGTGCTTGTTGTACAGGTTCTTGTACAGGTTGTTCGGCGCGGCTTTCCTGTCTGCGCTTTGCCTGTTCAAGTTGTGCTTGGTCTAAAGCTAACTTACTTAAATTCTTCTGCGCGTCAAACATAGCTTCAGCATCACCGTCGTCGTATGCTTTCTGATATGCTTGTTTTGCCGATTCAATCTGAGAGTCGACTCGTGTGCCAAACTCTGATGTATAAGACTGGTCTAAGGCGTCCAATCTTGCCTTCAACTCGTCATTTTGTTTTTTAATAGCCTCGGCGTATTCCACAGCAGATGCTCTTGCTGATTCTTCGTCCCGATACTTTTTAGTTAACTTACTAATTCGCTGTTGAACATTCTTAGAATATTCCTGAAGCTCGTCTTCATTAGCGGCTTGCGGTTCCTCTTCAACCCCAGCCTCTTCTTCAGCAACCTGAACTTCGGACTGGTCCTGCTCTTCAGCTTCCTCTAAAATAATTTCTTTTTCTTCAGCTTCTTGCTGCAATGCGTCGGTAGACATTACGATGCTCCATACGTTTTGATGTCGTCTGGGTCGACAATAGTTGCAATGACTTCATCGTCATTGATTATTCTCACTTCACCGCCATCGATTTGGAATCGAGAGCCAGCGTAGCGTCCAATACATACCCAATCACCCTCTTTACACCACGGCTCTTCGCCAAACTTATCGATGTCGCTATAGGCAAGAGGTCCCGTTTTAACAACGTAAGCTACAACAGTAGCGCGTGACTCACGTTCTCTGGATTGGTCGGGTACATACACCCCACTTTCAGTCTTCTCACGCCCCATGTACGGCATAACGAGAAGACGCCAGCCAGTGGGTTGTGGAATTCGTTCTGTAAGGGATTTTTCTTTTGCGGCCTCTTCGGCCTTCTTTTTCGCTTCGCGTTGCGCGAGAACGTATTCAGGTACTATCAACGTCATTGATATACTTTGCCTTTGTCAGCAGGGTCTTTAATTCATCAAGAGCAAAGGTGACACCCTGTATTTCACCGACTCTTGCGCGGTAGTCTTCCATATTAGTAATACTACCACTGGTTACAGAAACACTAATGTCTTCTATGTGATTGTTCAAGCTTTTTTGATATTTATTTATAAATTCGTATATGTCCATTTATTCACCCATGCCTGTCATTGGTCCGCCGGGAGCAAAAACAGCACATGAATTAGATGCAGAACACATAAACTTCAATGACTGACAATAGCCCACTTCGCCAGAATCGTCCTTCATGCAGTCTTGCATTTCGGGACTAATATTAAAGTTTGCACAAACCCCACAACTTTCCTCCGGGTTTATGGCAGGACCATACTGATGGTCCTTAATTGCAAACCTTTGGTTTTCTTCGTTTGTCTCTACGTCCTGCGTAGCAACAGGACAAGCGTCCTGCATCTGATCTACAGGCGTTCCGTCCTGTATTTCTTTTGCAAGGTCTAGTCCGTCTGGTATTAATTTAATTTCTATTTTCATCATTTGTTTATTCCCTTGAGAAACGCTGGACCCTCCTGAAAGTTGCCTGACCCCGTAACTCTTTCTTGAGTCATTCCTGCGGCGAGGTTGTCAGGTGATAAAGTATCCATGAAGCTGTCAAAGTCAAAACCACTGGACAGTCCAAGCTCTCTCCCTAAATCATAAGAAAGACCACGAGCCGTGCCAGGGATGCTTAACTGTACTTTTCCTGTACTTGAGTCAAATGTTCCTGTAAGGCCACTGTCAAGCTGCTCTTGAATGTCTTGCACCTTATAGCCTCCGCCTGCTTGTTCAATCCCCGTCATTACACCAGGCTCCATCAAATCATATGTCTTGACGGGAGTCATGTCAGTACCTTTTATAATGTCTGAAATTCCTACAGTTTTATCCGAAGAAATAGACTTACTTGGGTCTAAGTTTGCCAAAACCTCTGCTACCCTCGCGTCGTAATTATCGGGTTGTGGCGTCATGTTCTGACTCATAGCGTCACGCTGAAGACGTGGGTCGAGACTAGACACAGAATTAACCATCTGATCAGCTTGCGCGTCAGGGAACAAACTTCTTATCCCAGATTTTGCTTGATCTAACAGTTCAGAAGCAGTGGTTTTTAACTGCCCTGCCGCTCTGCCCACAGTGCCGGGTTCTGGCTGAACAGCACCACCAAAACCACCTAATAGACTTTCTAGTAGACCGCCCTGATCCTGCTCGTATCCTTCAGGAAGCATCCCTTCAGGAGCGTATACTGTACGTCCCGCTCTTTCTAACATACCCGCACCAGGAACTATTGATCCAAGAGCAAGACCTGCAATGCCTTCACCAAGTGTCTGTTCTCTGATCCCACCAACACGGGGACCAGCCGTAGTCATCTCACCTTCTGCGCCGCCAAACAGTTTACCAAACCCACCTCTTACCGCCATCTGTGGGTTGTTAAAGCGTTGTTCCGCCATACCACCTAGTTGATTTAAAGTATTTTGAGGTATTATGTTTTGATAACTTACATTATCTGCACCAAATATTTTTGAAAAGAAACTGTTTGGATAGGGGTTTCTTACATTACCTTGTTGGTCACGAACAACACCAGAGGTACGGTTTTGACCACCTCCGTCATCATCACCGCCAGTAGATATGTTACTACTGCCCCTGCCTATATCTGCACCACTATAGGACCTGCCACTTGACCCCAGAGAGGAGGAGGGGGAACCTGTGTCAGGACGGTTACCAAAACCGCCGCTTCTATCACCCGGTGTGTTCATTATCTTAACTTCGCCGCTCTAGGATTACCCATGTAAGCTTTGCCCATACCACGGACCATCTCGCCACCACACATGTCACAACCACAGCTACCGCCGTGAGTGTTGTATGTGCCCTTCGCGGCTCTAACAACTTTCTTGTCATCACCACGACGCTCCAGCTTTGCGGAACGCTTGGGAGCTTTTTCCATATACCGCTCTAGCTTTTCTTCCCGCTCCAACGCCTTTTCGTAGGCTTCGCGGTCAAAGCGCATGTTGCTATTCATTTCACTTGCTTTAGGGCGAGGCGTCGGGCCAGTAATTTTCACTGACTTACCGTCTTTAGCTTTTAGGGGCATGTTAGTATCTTCCGATGCTATTTGATCCGCTTTCTTTTCATTCTTCTTCATCTTGTCTTCACGCTTCTTAATACGCTCACGAGCAGCGTTGAGTGCGTTACTACCAGAATCAGATGTATTTCTACCCATTTGAATAAGCCTCTTCGCTTCTTTATATGTAATGCCGAGGTCGTCAGCGAACTGTTGTATCCGTG